TGTCCTTTTTGATTTCTGTAAGGAGTTTCATATATAACTACTGCTCCTGTCTTATCATCATCTTTCCTGTGTGGAAATTTTATAATTTGTTTTAAATCTCCATCTAAAGTAAATTTAACGTTACCTTTTACATCTTGATGTAGTCTACCAACCGTCCCCATAGATTGTAGACCCCTTGCTTTAACAATATTATACTGTTCTTGTAAAGCAGCTATGTCAAATAAATTAGAGGTAATTTGTAGTGTTGCTTCTTGAGGAGAAAAAGGGTGCTCAGCTATATATTGGTCTAATGATTTTGCATCTGCAGCACCCTTCTTTTTATCCCTCATTTCTGTTTCGTACTCTACTGCTTTTTGCTCTTCAGAGTTACCTTCATCATCTATAAATCCATCTAAGTTTTTTTGTATAGGAATAAAATACCCACATCTAGTTCCTGTGGCCCCTTCATCCCAAATATTTTCATATTCCATGCAATCATATGCTGCAGGGTTATAAAATATTTCTTCCATAGCCTCAAAATCTGATCCTTCAGTACCACCTGTACCAAATGCTATCATCATCCCTAAAGTTTTACTACCTTGCCTCATTGTAGGCATTGTTACCTCCCATGCTTTTAATAATCCTGGAAAAGATCCTGCTTCTTCAAAAAATACTAGCTCCCCTGCTTTACCCCTTACTTTATCTGGGTTATCTTTTAAACTTACCCCTAGTATTTGTGACTTCATCCCCATCTCAATCTCTAGTCCATTAACTTTCTTTTTATACCCTGCCATTTTATGCATTTCTCTATCCCTTAATCTAGGTTGAGACCATGCTGTATGGTCATCTATAAAAGATAAAAACTCCCAAGCTTTTGAGAGTAGTCCGTC